GATATGTCCGTTGGTTCAGATTGTATTTAGTGCTAGGGGACGATATAGTGATCTATGATCGCGAAGTTGCTCAACGGTATGTAAATATAATGACTTGCCTCGGGGTAGGAATAAACTATAGTAAAACGGTGTTATCTGAGACAACATTCGAATTTGCTAAAAGAATTATACACCGGGGAGAGGACCTTTCCCCAGTATCCTTTAAAGAGATGGATGTAGCTTCGGTGAAAATCGAGGCTGCAGTAATCTTATTTAATAAGGTACGTAAGGGCTGAACACCCGCGGAATTCGCTAAATATAGAGGTTTTAAGTATCGAGCTCTCTCGACCATCCAACGTAAGTTGGTGGATATTCCCTTACACCTCCGAAACCTGTTGATATACTTAAGTATGCCAGGTATTAGCGTTGCATCATTTAACCGCGTCGTGGATTGATTAAGATTGGATCGTCTATACTCCTATTGTGAATCTATCCCGTCTCAGGGAGTGATTGATAGGTTTAGGTCCCTCTACGCGAGTACGGAACCCATAGGGTACGATCCAGATGGATCTTTTGGCGGTTATTATATCTCACCAAGTGTTGAGACAGAAAATGGCCTAAGGAAGATTAGTCTATGATATCCAACAAAGTTAGATGATCTGGAACATTGGCGTGCCACTGAGTTGGCATGGAGGGTGCACTCAATAATTTACCCAGTTAAAGAGAAATTCCTCACAGACCATAAAGAGTCTGATAAGAGTAGGGGACGGCTGGATGAAATATTGAGTAACGTGCAAGATTGGGATTCTTTCGAAGAATTCCTATCGCAGTACGTCATCTGAGATGCTGAAGCTTCTTTAGTCCCGAAAGAGCGAGATCTAAATGACCACAGGAGGGATGATGAGCTCCCAAAGGATAGAGTAAGCAGGTGACTAAGATGGTTTAGTTATCTAAACACGCACTAATGTTTCAAGCGAGTAATGTGAAGTAATGCTAATGAGATGGCGTAGTAATCGCACTTAATTCTAAGTTTTGAGTCGATTAATCCAACTACTACCTTCCAACCCATAAGGATTTGGAGCGCTATCTGGATATTGATATCCAAACAATGGAAAGCAAGATCCATCTGTCCATCTTCCGAATACAGATCGATGGTCTCAGCATGGACATTCATGTAACCGGAGATATACATCCCGTATTAGGGATCTATTTAAGTTTAACTCACGAGATATTGGAAAGCGGGGACTAGCGTCCCGTACTCCCAATTACCTTAGAGCGCCAAACTCGAAATAGACGCACTTAGAGTGAAATAGTGAAATCCCACTCGTACGTTGCTATATCAACACAGGCGATGACACGGGTTTGACCCGTCTTGCAGTAGATTACTGCAGAGCTGTCGAGAATAGTTCTCCAAAGCGTTGCAAGAGCGCTGCCCTTGAACCCAATTGAGACCTATGGTCTAGCTTTCAGTTACGGAAACGTAAACGGTTAGTTCCTAACAATTAATTAGGTTAGGATGAATAGACTATATAGGGTGTAGAAACGGTGAAAAGGGTATATTGGCAAATAAGCAGGATGGAATTGGATATACGTCCGACTCTATCTGTAGCAAAAGCCAACGTAAAGTCGGAGATTGGAAAACGTAAACACATTTTGGGTGTGTCTATCGGGATTAAACCCTAATAGACCTACTGTAAATAAGAATTTACACGCAGCTAAGCGCCATGGGCC